CCTGGGGAAGATGATGGTTTTAATGATAGTGATGATGGAATGGGTATTTTTGAAAAAGAAGAAATGAAGGAAAAATTCCGTTCAAAAGCACAACAAGGTTATTTCTTTGCAAAATGTGAAGAAGAGGGACCAAAATCAAAATGGTGTAAAATGGCACGTGAGTTTGCTGATGATACAAAAGACTTTAGCAAATTACCTGAGAAGGTAAAAAATGAATCTTATAAAAGAAAAGTTAGACAATTGGAAAATAAAATCTTATCTTTGTTGGAAAGTGAGAATAAACCAAGTATGACAAAAAAAGATTTATTGAATTTATTGGAAAATACACCTGGTACAAAAGAAGCACCGGTAGTTGTTCCAACAAAAACTCCGAGCAAACCTGAAAGAAAAAGTCCTTTCAAACCAAAACACAAACCAAAACCAAAAGGTAGTAGTGATGTGGAAACCGCACCTACAAGAATAAAACCTGGTACAAAAGAAAAACCAGAAAGAAAAAATCCTTTTAAACCAAAACACAAACCAAATCCGAAAGGAGAATCAGGTGATAATAAAGTTCCTGAATTTCTTTCATTTGATAATTTAAATATTAAATTCAAAGATGAGTAAGAAGATTAAAGAACAGATAGAATACGAAGGACCAGAAAGAATGGATCCTTCAATACAATCAAAATTAGAAAAAGGTGAAACACCATTTTCTCAAAATCCTGCATTGCCTCGCAAGGATGAAGACGATGAAGAATATAATTCATTTGAGCAATTATTGGCCTCAAAAAGATTCAAAGATGTTGTAGATAAGGTTAAAAGATATACAGGTATGGAATCTGTAAGTCAAAACCAACTTATGAACCTTGCCTCTATGTCAGAGAATATTGTTGAAGAAATAAAACAAATTGAATCTAATAATGAAGGATATTTGGAACAACTTGCAGTTGATTTAGTAAAAAGAGAATTGGGTATTCCGGATGATGCATTTCAATATGATGTTGAATTGACCTCAAAGAAAGGTCAAATAGACATGTCAGGTATGCAAACTACTTCTGTTGAACCTGAAGATGAAGATGTGGTGGAACAATTCGGAGTTTCTGAAGAAGAGGCTGAAGATGATTTGGAAAACTTCATTGCTGCATTTGAAAGGTTTGATTTGGAAAAGGCAAAAAGACGTTTTATTAATTCACTTATTCAAGGATCGGCCAAAAAAGGTCAATATATGTTTCATATGGTGGAGGAAGAATTAAATAAAATCAATCCACGTTTGTTAAATCTTTATGGTTTGGTAATGTCAATAAATGATTTGCTTTATTGGATTTTGCCTGACCAAGTGGTGGTCTCTGCTGCTCAAAGTGGACAAGGATTGGAAGGTAAAGAAGAAGTTGATGATAAAACTGTCCCACCAACAATTAAAGCAAAAGGGTTATTTTTTCCAATTTTGGTACACGAAATCGTAAAAGGTGCACACGATGCTGTGGGATCATATGGATTACCTGATGCCGATGAAGCCGCTCAAATGGTAATGGCATCTCAAGATACTTTACCTTATGAAATATGGGATTTACGTTTGGGACCTGTTTTCTGGGAGAAATTTACTGAATCATATCCTGATAGATTATTTGATGATGATAAAAAGATTATTCAACTTTATTTATTTAAACGTTTTTCATCTTTAACCACTGACGAATTCTTTGAATTGGCTAAATATATTTTAAGCGGTAACAAAAGAGGTACTCAAATTATAAACCGTATGGTTGATGATATTATTGAGCAACTTCAAATGGAAGACTATGAAGATGCTATGAGTGCAATGGAAGATGATGATGAGGACGATGCACTAGATAATTTATTGGGTGATTTAGGTATCTCTCTTTCATAAAATTTAATTAAAATTATGGATGTCAGTAACAAGAGAACAAGCATTATTGGAATATGCAAAAATTGTTAAAGATACTCCATATGCTCTTAAGACTTATCTAAAAACTTTTGATAATACACAATCAAGTTTCGTACCATTAAACCTTTTTAATGATCAGGTTTCTTTGGTTAATGACTACGAAAACTATGATGAAAATATTGCGTTGAAATACCGACAAGCGGGTGTATCAACAGTAACTGCGGCTTGGGTATCCAAAAAACTCGTAACCGCATCCAAATCCAAACCTGAAAAAATTCTAATTATTGCAAACAAAAAGGATACTGCCGTTGAAATGTCAACGAAAATCCGTTCCTTTTTGGATCAATGGCCATCTTGGTTGGGTATTGATTTTGATGCAAAGAAAAATGGTGCTGGTCACTACAGGTTAACTAATGGTTGTGAAGTTAAAGCCGTTGCAACATCAAAAGATGCATTAAGAGGTTATACCCCCACGATGTTGATTTTTGATGAGGCAGCCTACATTGAGGCAGATGACGATTTCTGGTCTGCGTGTATGGCATCATTATCTACAGGTGGTAAAGTAATTGTAATTTCCACACCAAATGGTTTTGATTCAATTTATTATCCTATATACGATCAGTCACTTAAGAAAATGAATGACTTTAAGGTCACGGAAATGTATTGGTACCATGATCCTCGCTATGCCAGTGACTTAAAATTAATAAAGGTCAAAGATATTGTTCATTATATGCTCAACAGAGAAGAATATAATGATGATGAGATAATAATTGATTTCACCAATATTGCTCCGAGAGAAAGGGATTTTTCTGAAATCAAAAGATTAATGTCTGATGGTTATAAACCATATTCTTCTTGGTTTGAGAAGATGGCTAAAAAACTAAAATTTGACAGACGTAAGATCAGTCAGGAATTGGAATGTAATTTTCTTGGATCGGGGGATAATGTTATTCCACCTGATGTTGTGGAAAGAATTCGTCAGAGGGATATTAAAGAGCCGATTAATAAGTTTATGGGTGGTGCCATTTGGCAATGGAAGGAACCTGAAAATGGGAAAAAATATATTATGGGGTTGGATGTTTCACGTGGTGATAGCGAAGACTTTACGACTTTTTCTATTATTGATTTTGATGATAGGGAACAGGTATTAGAATATGTGGGTAAGATACCACCTGATGTTGCTGCTGAGGTCGCATATAAATGGGCGACAATGTATAATTGTTTTGTGGTAATTGATATCACGGGAGGTATGGGGGTATCTACTGCTCGTAAGATGCAAGAGTTGGGTTATAAAAATTTATATGTTGATGGTACAAATGTTGCTGATAAGTGGAAGTATAATCCAAAGGCAATGGAAAAAATACCTGGCATAAATTTTAACACAAAAAGAGTTCAGATTGTTGCATCATTTGAGGAAGCGTTAAGACACAATTTTGTTATTCGGTCTCAAAGGTTATTAAATGAGATCGGTACCTTTGTATATATAAACGGAAGACCAGATCACCAAAAGGGTCAGCATGATGATTTGATTATGGCAATTGCGATGGCGATTTATGTGGGTGAAACATCTTTTTCTAAATTGGAAAAAGTGGATAATCAAACCAAAGCGATGATGGATAGTTGGATGGTACAGGAAAGTGAGCCAAAAAATACTGCTAGAGATTTTAATCCTGGTGTACCTGTTATGGGTAACCAACAAACACATAATCCATATGCAAATAACCATACCAAAGAGAATTATGAAAAATATGGTTGGTTGTTTGGATATAAAGGTTGAATAAAAATAACTCTTTATTAGTATTTATATAAAAAGAATTTTAAATGGCTGAAAATAATTTCACAATATGGCAACGTCTGACCAAAGTATTTGGTCCTGATTCAACAATTGATCAGCAAGCACCGGTGTTTAAGTTTGATAAAAAAGAAATCTTAAAAACACCAGACAAAAAAGAATTTGAAAGAGAAAAACTTCAAAGCCAACAAACATTATATTTGGGTCAGCAATGGCAAAAGATTGAAAATAATTTATATTCTCAAGCGGTTTATTATGAACCCACACGTTTGGCATCTTTTTATGATTATGAATCTATGGAGTATACTCCTGAAATTTCTGCGGCTTTGGATATCTATGCTGAAGAATCTACAACAACAGATGAAGATGGTTTTACTTTGCAAATATATTCTGAAAGTAAAAGAATAAAATCTATTCTTGCCGATCTGTTTAATAACAGATTGGACATCAGTACCAATCTTCCGATGTGGACCCGAAACACTTGCAAATATGGTGATAACTTTGTTTATTTGAAGTTGGATCCTGTTAAAGGAGTTATGGGTGCTCAACAATTGCCGAATATTGAAATAACTCGCCAAGAACGTGGTATGAAAATCAAACCTGAAAGGAATACCACCGAAACTGAAAACGATGCGTTAAAATTCTTATGGCAGAATAAGGATATGGCCTTTAATACTTGGGAAATCGCCCATTTTAGATTATTGGGTGATGACCGAAAATTACCTTATGGTACGTCTATGTTGGAAAAAGCTAGAAGAATTTGGAAACAACTTATTTTATCTGAAGATGCGATGTTAATTTATAGAACATCAAGAGCACCAGAAAGACGTGTTTTTAAAATCTTTGTTGGTAATATGGACGACAAAGATGTGGAGCCGTATGTACAAAGAGTTGCCAATAAATTTAAAAGAGATCAGATCGTTGATCCTTCAAATGGTAATGTGGACTTAAGGTATAATCAAATGGCGGTTGATCAGGACTTTTTTATCCCCGTTAGAGACCCTAACGCACCAAACCCTATTGATACCCTACCTGGCGCTCAGAACTTGTCTGAGATCGCAGATATTGAATACATACAGAAAAAATTACTCACCGCTCTTCGTGTACCAAAAGCATTTTTGGGTTTTGAAGATGTTGTCGGTGATGGTAAAAACTTGGCGTTACAAGATATTCGTTTCGCAAGAACTATAAATAGAATTCAAAAATCTATGCTTCAAGAAATGAATAAGATTGCAATTATTCATTTGTTTTTATTGGGGTTTGAAGATGAACTTAATAATTTTACATTAGGTCTCACAAATCCTTCAACTCAAGCGGATCTTCTTAAGGTTGAAAATTGGCAACAAAAAATTCAATTATATAGAGATGCGGTTAGTGATCCTGGTAATGGAATACAACCTGTATCATCATCGTGGGCTAAGAAACATATTCTTGGTTTCTCTGATGAAGAAATTAAATTGGATTTACAACAACAACGAATTGAAAAGGCTGTTGGATCTGAGTTGGAAAAAACAGCTGAGGTTATTCAGAAAACAGGTATATTCTCAAATATTGATAAGTTATATGGAACCAAAGCGCCTGCTGGAACAGAAGGTGAACCTGCGGGTGAAGTTACTGAACCATCAAGTGATATTGGTGGAGGATTCGGTGGTAGTATTGGAGGTGATTTAGGTGGTGAAGACCTCGGTGGTGACTTAGGCGGAGAAGTTGGTGGAGAGACTGGCGGTGAAGCCGGAGGATTAGGTGGTGGTGAGGAAATTACTCCTGAATCTGTAAATAAAAACGATTTAAATTTGATTTTAGAAGACAATATTATTAGTGGATCACAAACGATAGATTTATCAAAAGGAAGACAATCTTTGGGTGATATAGAAAAAGAATTGGAACGAATCTTAAAAAAGTAATATTTATTAATAAAAACTTATGAGAACTTTCGGACAAATAAAAAGTAATATTGAATACCTTTTGGTGAATTCATATGGAAAACCATCATTTAAAAATACAATGAAGGTTTTTAATGAGAATGTAATTAAGAATAAAAATATAGCTGAAATTTATCACGGTTATGATAAATTAAGTAAAAAATCAAATATATCTAAAGATATTGTAGATGAGTATCTTAATGAAATGGTTATTTCTTTAAAAGAAACGATTGAAAAATCTTCTGAAGAACTTAAAGAAATTAAAATGTGGTTAAATGAAAATTTATCTGACACATCAGAAAATCACTACCAAGACATTGATAATATCGTATATAAAAAGGGCATCAAAGATATTGAAAAAGTTTTGGAGTCCAAGAAAAATATAAAAAACATTTTAACATCTTCCGAAAAGTTAGTAGAGAATGTTAGTTATTCTCAAATTCCAATTTCCTCAATGTTGAAGATCGTAACCAATACTTTCAACAAAGAATATTCAAATATTTCAGAAAGTGAAAAAAAGGAATTGAAAGAAATTTTATCTCTTTCAAGATCTGAACTCAAAAAAGAAATTGAATCATTAAAAGAAGAGGTTATTGAAAAATTAAGCACCAAGCTTAATGAATCTGATGATTCTGAATTAAAAGAGAAAATTGAATTATCAATTCAAAGAATTAATGAATCTGAAGTTTCAGGTATAAGCCTATATAAACTCAAAAATTTAAAATCAGGATTATGAAAAATGTTATTGAATATGTAAAAAAAGTTATTGGCTTAGTTAAGGCTTGGGCACAAACCATGGGTGTTGATGGTTTGGGTGGTGGTATCTTAGGTATCGTATTATGGATTTTAGGATACAAAATTTATGCAGGTTTTGCTTTGGGTATTTTCGCAAGCAAAAATATGGATATTATAAAAAAATATATATCGGACAAATTTTTAAAAAATGAGTAATTTTTTAAATGATGTTGACGGTAACAGATCTTCCAAAAGGATAATTACATTTATCGCATTTATATTGGTAGCACTTGCATTCGGAGTGAATGTTTTTAAAGAGATACCTTTAAAAGAATATGTTTGGGAAGGTATGGTTGGAATAGTAATGGTTGGACTCGGTGCAACCGCAGTTGAACACTTTTCCAAAAAGATTTAAATGAAAGGGTCAGTCTTCTGACCCTTTTTTCTTTTGAATATAAATGGCGTTAAGTCTTTCTTCTCTTCTTTTAATTGATTTTTTGGTGTGTTCTTGCCTGTTTCTGATTTGTTCAAGCATTTTGGTTTTGTAAACCTTGTTTTTGTATTCCTTGAGGGCTCTTTCTATCCCTCCTTTATTTTTTACTTTTATAATTAGCATAAAGTTTTTATATGATGATAAATATAAAGATTTTATTATTTGTTTGATTTAACCTATTTTTTTTAATATAATTTAATCAAAATAAACTATATAATTATGAAAATAATAAATGAAAAAAGGAAAAACTTCAACACTAAAGGGGTTTAAAAATATTAAATCGTCTTATGGAACAGTAGATTCCATAGAAATGAAATCCATATATATTGTAATTCAAACGTGGATGGAACCAAAAGAAGAATATGATAATTGGAACAGAATTACAAGGAATTTAGAAAGAAATGTAAGGTTAATGTTATCTGAAGTTCTTGATAAAGAAATTTTTGAAGACAATATGATTGTTGATTTGGATTTACGAACCAGCGGCATTCAACCAGGAAAAAGAAGTTTTATGAACTTGGAGGTGACATTATTTTTCAAGAAAAATATAGAGTTTAAATCAGTCACACTCAGGGATAAAATAAAGGACATTGTAAAGTCTATTTATCAATATACTCTTATGAAAAATAAATACTTTACCCTACATAAAACAAAAAAAGAAAAAGTTTAATATATTTATTAATTAAACTTGAACTATGAAATTCTTAATAAATGAATCTCAATATCTAAGATTACAAGATATGATCAGTGAACAAGAAAATGTCACACAAAGAATTAATAATCTAATTAATCTTAATGATTTTGTGTATGAATATGGATTTAGAGGTTCCAAAATAATTCCAAGTAATATCGTAATTCAAGGGGATCTAAAAAATAATGACATAGAAGTTCTTGTTCAAGTAGGTGAAATAATATATGAAGGAAATGATGTAACTGAATTCGCTAAAAATTATGCGTTGTACTCAAGTGACTTTGATCAAGACACCGCATTAGCTTTTGATTATAAAACTTTTATCGCTAAACAAATGAATTCAAAAGTACTCAGTCTTATTAATCGTAGTATAAGTGAATTTGATGTGATACTTGAATTATATGGATAAAGTTATAAAAATATTTAAAATAAAATAAATGAAAATATTAGGACCAAACGATACAGGTAACGGTATATTAATTGAATGGGATGCCGGTTTCATTAATCCAAATGATACCAGAAATGCTGAGATCATAAAAGAATCTTACGGACAACTTGACCATTCTAAACCTTTTGAATTCTATGCGGTACTTCAAAAGTACGATACACCAAATAGAAACGGTAGAATTTATCCCGAAAAAATATTAAGACGAGAAGCTGAAAAATACCAACAAGCAATCAAAAAAGGATTGTCTATTTCAGAACTTAATCACCCTGAGTCATCATTAATTGACTTAGACCGTGTATCACACCTTATTACTGATATGTGGTGGGAAGGTAATGTATTAATGGGTAAATTAAAATTATTAACCTCACCTGGTTTTCACGAACGTGGAGTAGTTTCTTGTCCTGGTGATCAAGCAGCAAACTTGATGAGACAAGGTGTAACTATGGGGGTTTCTTCTCGTGGAATAGGAACATTAACAAAAAAAGGAGAACAAAACGAAGTACAAGATGATTTTGAACTAATATGTTTTGATTTAGTATCTTCACCATCTACACCTGGGGCATATCTATTTTTAAATCAAGATGACCGAATGAAGTATGATGAAAATATTGAAGAGGAGACAAAAGCGAGATCTGAGAACAAAAGTCAAAATTCTTTGGATCAATCTATTGATTTAATGAAAAAACTTTCCGATTATTTAGGGTATTAAAAAAAACACATTATGGAAGAAAAGTATTTTATAGTAAAGATTCAATATGATTTATTGGATGATCAATCAGGAAAGGTTAAACGAATTCGTGAAGAAAAGTTGGTTTCTGCAATATCAGTAACTGATTGTGAGGCAAAAGTAACGAAGAATTTTGAAGGTTTTTCTTACGAATGGAGAATTACTTCGGTATCAGAAAGTAAGATAGATGAGGTAATTTCATAAGATTAATTATCAACAAAAATTAAGAAAATCGGGTTTATACCCGATTTTTTTTTGCAATAAATTAACAAAAAAAACACAAAATTAAAAAAAAATATTGCTATTTGGGTATAAAAATGAATTTTTTTTTTATTCCTACTATATTTATAAAGGAATAATAAACTTTTTTGCAAAAATATACTAATGGCAGAAAAAAGAAACTTAGTTGAAGAGGCATTACTACAAATGAAGAATTTGGAGGAAGCCGTAAATGAAAATGCAAAAGGAATACTTGCTTCTACAATGAAGGAAGAAATCAGTGAACTGGTAAAAGAATCTTTATCCGAAGAGGATGAGGTTGAGGAAAAAATGGTTTCAGTTGATATGGAAGAAGGTGATTATTCTGAAATGTCTGAAGAAGATATGGAAGAAGGTAAAGGTCACGAAATGAAAGAACAAGAAGAGGCTGAAATTGAAGTTGAAGATGAGGAAGAGTTAGAACTTCCTGATCTTGATGTTGAAGATGAAGACGAGGACGAAATGGACTTGGATTTATCTGATGAAGAAGGTGATGAAGACATGGAAATGATATCTATGTTGGATTTATCTGATGAAGATGAAGTGGAAGACGAAGAATTCGTTGAACCTTTGGATCTTACAAGTATTTCTGACGAAGAACTTTTAAAAGTTTTCAAAGCAATGGGTGAAGAAGACGGTATCATCATCAAACAAGATGACGATGAGATTCATTTAAAAGATGAAAATCAAGATACTGAATACATCATTCAAACTGAAGCTGAAGAAGACGAAGAAGTAATCGCTGACGAAGAAATGGAAGGCGAATACAAAGAAGGTTATGAAATGGAAGAAGAAGATGAAATGGTTTATGAAATTGAACTTGAAGACGAAGAAGAAATGTCTGAAGAAATGGAAGAACCAAAAGAAGGTTGGGGATCTAAGAAAGACGAGTACAAACGTAGAGATGGTCATAAGACTGGTGATGTAGATGGTCACTACAAAGACTACGAAGGAAAATTCGGTGGTAACAAAGGTGATAAGTCTAAAACACACAAAGGTCTTGACTATGAAATGGAGGAAGGCGAAATGGAAGAAACTGCAAGAAGCAACTCTTCTTTAAGAAAATATCCAAACGCTAAAACTGCTAACTCTAACGTTAAAGACTACGCTTCAGACAGATTAAGACCGGCAGTAAGAGAAAATGTTGAATTGAAAAAAGAAGT